ACCACAGCGCACATGGGTAGGGCTGACTAATAAGGAAGTATTTGAAATTTGCTATTCAAACTACTACAGAGACAGTCAGTTGGTAAAAATGGTAGAAGCCAAACTCAAGGAACGCAATGGATAAGCACTTTAACGGCACTAGGGCTGACGATCTACAGATCAGCGGCAATCACTACAAAGAGATGGCAATTCAGCCTTGGGAGTTGATGGAATCGGTCTTAACGCCAGAGGAGTTCGCAGGATTTCTCAAGGGCAACATCATCAAGTACAGCCTGAGAGCAGGGCATAAAGATGGTAGCGATGACCTTGGGAAAGCACGACACTACATGATGAAATTGAGAGAAATAAATGAATCAAGAAACTAAGCACCCCTTTGACTACTCTGGCGCATCTATTTGGACAAAAGACCCAGATTTGAAGATGATTAACATTGGCAAGCAAAATGGCATCAAACGCAGAGAGCAGCTAAGACAATCAGAAATCCCTAACCATCACCCTTTACAAGCAAAGAAGAATAAGAAATGACACAAGATGAAATTATTGAGATGGCTAAACAGGCAGGAAAACATCAGTGGCCTTTTGATTTTGAGTTCTTAGAACGCTTTGCCAAATTAGCCGCCACCAAAGAATGTGAAGCAATTCAAGATGAGTATTGGATGTGTGTTAACTCTGACCTTGAAAATGGCGTGAAAAGCCTAAATGAAAAAGCCGCAGAACGCTTCACAACATATTTCCCAGAGTTATCTAAGTTTGGAAGTTGGTTAGAAGCCAGAGGTAAAGCATGACATCAGCATTTGATTACAAAGACCAACCCTCGATCTGGCTGACAGATACCAAGCTAAAGCGGTTCAAGCAAGGCGAGGAGTTTGCAAAGAAACGGCAAGACAAACGAGACATTAACGACAAGAATCAGGTGTTCATCTATTCAAAAGCACTGTCTAGAAAAAAATGATTCAACAAATTCGCACATTCTTTGGCAGAGAAAGAGGTTCAAAAGGCAACAGAAAAACCCATGTCGTCATGGGAATCGCTTGGCTTTGCTTAGGTTGTGGGAAAGTGTTCACTAACAAACGACTTTCAGAGATTCATAAATGTATTAGGGAAACTCCCTATATCAACTATGATAATGTCTGACAGAATACACACATTGATAGGTTTTTAACAGGAGTAAATGATGATTGATTTGAAGCGAGATACTTGGATGGCACTGCAAGACATGAATTCAGAAGATGTTGCAGATGCGATATGCGATAGTCAGGCTATCGTAGAGGCAATACAGTCAAATGCTTGGTCTGATGTTGCTGACATGGTTAGAGCTAGAGTAGAACTCAAAGCACAGCGTATGGCACAACTAGCCAACGACATACCCATGACCACTTGGGTAGACTCTGAAGAAGAATTAAACCTGTGGCGTTGTTATCAGATTGAACGCCAACAGCAAGCCTTGGAAGAACGCAAGGTAAAAGTTAAAATCAACCCCTATTCCAGAGGCGAGGTCAGCTATGAAGACTAAGCTCAACCTAGAAAGAATCATTGAGGAGCATTCCAATGAAGAATATTGCGTTTATTGCGTTGAACCCCGCATGGGAGCAGTTGGTTGCTGTGGTGAAAACCACTTTGTCTTATTTTCAGATTTGGACACCGACACTCAGTTTGAAGCAGCGGCAGAGATTGCTCAGAAAGGCGGCTAAACGCATGAAAGAGCAACCAAAAGTACAGAGGGTGGTTATGCCATCCAAACCGATCACCGACCCTAGTTTTGGGTATGTGAACTCAGCACTGACAGATGTGTCAGTAACATGGAAAAAGCATTTAACAGGAGTAAATAATGCTGGATTATTCAACAATCCTAATGCGGATAGAAAGAACGACAAAGAGTCTGGAGCAGAAGTGCCTACACAAAAGATTCGTAGGGTTCAATAACGATATTGCTCAGATGCACAGTGATCTAACACTGTTGGCAATGTGGGCAGTAAATCAAGAAGCAAGAGATATTTTTAACGATGTGATGGGAGTTGAGGAATGAATCAAGAACAGGTGTTAAGTCTTCTCAGTAAGAATGTCAACGAACATACTGAGAAAAAAGGAAATTTGACATATCTTTCATGGGCGTGGGCATGGGCAGAAGCTCTCAAAGCAGACCCCGATGCCGCTTACGAAGTCGAGATGTTTGGCGACAAGTGTTACATGGATATAAACGGCACTGCAATGGTGTTCGTGACAGTCAAAATGTTTGGCAAACCAATGACTTGCCAACTGCCAGTGATGGACTTCCGAAACAAAGCAATTGAATACCCGATGCGTTTGCAGTCAACACTGCCATCATGCGTTGCATGACCAAGGCGTTGTCTTTGCATGGCTTGGGTTTGTATATCTATGCAGGTGAAGACTTGCCAGAGGGTGAATCTGACCTCGATGTGAACACAATGATTGACCACTTGGCAGCAATTGATTCAGCAGCCACACTTGAGGAATTGAAGAATGTCTACACTGTTGCTTACACTGCTTGCGGTGCTGATAAAGGCTGGCAAAAGAAAGTAATTGATGCAAAAGAAAAGCGTAAAGGAGCATTGAAATGAGTGACGAACAACAAGCATTTCCAGATGGATTGCTTAATCAAGATGGCATGACCTTGCGTGATTACTTTGCGGCAAAGGCTATGCAAGTCATTTTGCAAAGTCAATATCAAGATGGGATTTATGTTAATGATATTGATAATGATTCAGAAATTGATTGTGCAGAATCTGCATATATTTTGGCAGACGCAATGATGAGAGTGAGGTTGACATGAGCGATATTGAACAAGGCTCGCCCGAATGGTTTGCACAGCGTTGTGGAAAAGCCACTGCTTCTCGCATCTCTGACATTGTTGCCAAGACAAAGACAGGCTACAGCACAAGCAGAGCAAACTACATGGCTCAACTGGTCGTGGAGCGCATGACTCAGACTGTTGCTGAATCCTACTCAAACTCTGCAATGGAATGGGGTACTGAGAACGAACCCTTTGCCAGAGCAGCATACGAGGCTAAAACAGGCAATATGGTCGATCAGGTAGGTGCTATTGACCATCCAAGGATTGCCATGTCTGCCGCCTCTCCTGATGGCCTTGTGGGTGATGATGGATGTTTGGAGATTAAATGTCCAAATACTGCCACACACATTGAAACTTTGTTGGGAGATGAACCTGCAAAGAAATATTACGACCAGATGCAGTGGCAAATGGCCTGTACGAACAGAAGTTGGTGTGATTTCGTGAGTTTCGACCCACGGATGCCATCGCACTTACAACTGTTTGTCAAAAGGATCGAGCGCAATGATGTGTATATTGCAGAACTCGAAAGTGAAGTTATCCGTTTCTTGGTTGAAGTGGATGACAAAGTTAAAAAACTCAATGAAATTAAGGTGTAAATATGGAACAGCGTGATAACTCAGGTGTTTTGTTCAAGAACGACAAGAAAGAAAAAGACAATCATCCTGATTACAAAGGAAATATTCGTGTTGGCGGGCAGGAATTCTGGCTCTCAGCATGGATTAAAGAGGGCAAGAGCGGCAAATTCATGGGATTAGCTGTCAGCCCCAAGGAAGATCAACCAAGCCAGCCTCAAAGCAAGCCTAAAGCCAAGATTGAGGACATGGATCAAGATATACCTTTTTGATGTGATTCAATGGGGAAAGCGTAAGTGAGTACCCACTAACTTAACAGGAGTGAATGATGAGTAAATTAGATGATATACATTTTGGCGGTGAAGTGAAAAGATTCTTTGACTTACCTATCTTTGGTCGGGTTAGAAATTCTGACCCGATTACCAGTTATGAGGCTGCTGACTCAGCACAAGAGTTTGCTTCCGATCATTTCAACATGATTATGGGTGCTTTAAGGACTCATGGTGCGCTTGGAAAAGACGGCATAGCCCAACACAGCAAACTAGACTCAAATCAAGTCTCCAGACGCTTGAGTGAGTTGGCAAAAATGGGAATGATTGAGTTGACAGGAAACAAAGTCAAATCAAAATCAGGCAACAACGAGCGTGAATGGCAGATTAAAAAGACTTCCTAAGACTGGAGAAACAAAGTGATTACAAATGTAATTATGATAATTTTATTATTAGCAATTGGAGTCTTTGTTGCTATTTTAGGAGTATTCTTTTTTATTTTGTTTATTGGTGATTAACTGTCATATTTTCAGGATAAAGTGGGTTTGCGGGATTTTCCGCATCCATTTTTCAGGGGAATATCATGTACAAAGTTGAGATTGAGATTGGCGATTGGTCTTGGGATGAAGATCAGAAAGTGACTATTGAGTCAGGTGATTTTGACAAAATTCAAATCATTCAAGAATTCATCGAGTTCCAGAAAGATCACGGTTGGGCTGCTGACTACGATGTAGTTGAGTATGATGATGAAGAAGAAGACGCTCAGTGCGATGAAGAAGTTGAAGACGAAGAAGACGAAGAAGTCGAGTATCAAGTTGGCGACA